CCAAATTTCAAAATCCAGAGAACGCATAAAAAGGCCGGTAGTTGGTTCATAGGTTTCATGCCCTCCAACTGGAAGCGATGCCTGGATAACTACTGTATTCGGTGCTATTCCAACTGTTCCTTTGTAGCAGCCCAAACAAATTCTGACCGCTTTCATCAATGCGATTATTCCTGATTCTGTAGTATCCCAGCCGGTGATCTGATAACGTGGATATGCTGTCCCGCTCATACCCTGGTGAGAGATCAGACTCATTGGTGTAATTAATTGATAGGTCAGAGCTGGCATAGTTTTGGTCTGTGGTAATTTCTGCGCATAAATGCGCGTTCCAACTAACGCAGACACTCCGGAGTTATTTTTTAGTAAATAGACAATTCCTTCTTCGATGCTGATCATTTGCTTGCCTTATCAATTAATACTTTTAATGCTGCTCCAATTTCGTTGTTTACGTTTTCTTTTTCCTCATCCAGAGCGGGACGTAAATATGCTTGTGCTGGTTGATTAAATACTCTTCCTAAACTATCTGCACCGGAAAATCCAAATTCAATTCGACGCGCATAATCCAGGTTTGTACCAACTAAAATCTCCGCTCCTGTTTGAGTATTTTTATTTCCTCCAACATCAGAATATTCTCCGCCTTCATCGTTTGTAGTAAAACCAGAAGATGATTCTGCAGTATGCCCGCCAACATGAATAGATCGTTTTAATGTTCCGGTTTTATAAGGCGCTTTGTCTTTTGCACTGTTACTGATAAGTAGACCACCGGCTACCAAAGAATTTTCAAGTGCCTTCCCGCGTGCAGCTTCACCTAATTTATTAAATTTAGCTATTAATTCTTTTGTTCCGATTACCGTACCTTTCATTTCACTATCTCCACAGTAAGTCGTGTCGTTTCATCCTGTGCGTCATGTTCGACCAATAAAATATTGTAATAAGTGCTTCCATTTTTCACACGCATTTCGTTCGTGATCGTGTCGTAGTAATCGCGCAATAAAACAATAAAATTATCTATTGAGTAGGTCATGTTGGGACGTCTATTTTCACTTCCGCCGGCTGCTGCTTTACGACATGGCAAATCAGTTAGAAAATCTGACCAGGTTTGAGTTACTCCACCATAAGAATCAACCGATTCTGTCGCCACCTGAATGGTGCAAGTTTGCGGAAAGAAATCAGCCAGTTGCTCCAACATGCGAGGATCTATCAGCGGAGCTCTAGTCGTCATCTAATGCCTCATTGACAATATGCTCTCGCAGACTAAAATCGTCATAAATCGGGGT